ATATCAATTAAATTAATCTAATTAATCTATAGATACTAGCCAAAGCTATTCGCTAATCAGCGAATGGATAACCGCAGAATAAAAAAGATATCAGAATCTAAAATAGGCTTTTACGCAAACGGCCAAAAAACTGGCGGTACGCGGGTGGTAGGGCATCCAAAAATTCTACGGCTCACGGTCCCCTATACACTGTAATCCACGCAAATAACCGGAGTATTTTGTAAAGTTTGACCCCTACCCCCCTCTTACTTTACGAACGCCCCCCTACGAAAACAAAAGGAATATCAAAAAAATTTTTAGTAAAAAATCTCAAAACACGAATGATTCTCAATAACACATTAAGAAACAAAGAGTTATATACTACGGTATGCACAACATCTCTATATACGTAATGTTCTTCCTACTTTTACTTGGTCATTGCCTTTCTTTGGTTTCTTAGATATACTCTTGTCTTAGCTGCAAATTAAATACAAGGTGTACAGCGACACATGGCAAAACCACAAGTAACAGAAAAACCTAAAATAGTACCTACTATGGTTCCTCCTATAGAGGAAGAAATTCCACTACCTAAAAATGCACGCGATGCATTTCCCCAGATGACCCCTACCGAAGAGATAGAGGCACGCGCAAACACTATTAAACTAATGTCCGATATTAGTGGGGAAGAGATAGAGCCCTCATTTGAAAATAAAAAAGAAGCAGAAGAACTTGCTAAAGAGATAATAAATAATCCTAGCTTGAAGCCTGAGTTCGCAAACTACCCAAACGAAACAATGGCTTACTTAGCAGGAATGGTAGCTTCTTCTAACTGTATGATTGTAAAGGAATTAGCTGACTTAAAGCTCTATGTAGTTAATCGGTTTGTTCAAGAAGCAGAAACAGCTAAGAATTCAAAAGATAGATTGATGGCGTTGAAAGCAATAGGAGAGGTAGATGGCGTAGACGCATTTAAAAGGCAAACAATCATTACGCATATAAATAAAACTGGAGTTGAATTAGAAAGAGAATTAAAAGAAGCTATTGAACATATTAAAGGAAAAGTAATTGAGGCTGAAGTCATAGAAGACGAAGATGATTAGTGCAGAAGATTTAGATTTACTACAACAAGCTTTACCTAATATGTCAGAAGCTGAGAAACAAAAAAGTTTAAGGTTATTGAAAGACTATAAGAAAGACTTAATTAAAACACAGGGGAAGGCAAACTTCTTAGATTTTATTAAACATGTCTACCCCGATTATAAAGTAGGAGCACATCATGCAAGACTTGCTAAATTGTTTGAAGAAATTGCAGACGGAAAAAGAAAACGAGTTATTGTCAATATCGCGCCTCGTCACGGAAAATCAGAGCTCATATCATATCTGGCACCGGCTTGGTTTCTGGGTAAACATCCAACAAAAAAAGTTATTATGGCATCTCATACAGCTGACCTTGCAGTTAACTTCGGGCGTAGGGTCCGGAATCTCGTGGGCTCAGACCCTTATAAAGATGTATTCCCCGATATCAGCTTGCAAGCGGATAGTAAATCGGCTTCTCGATGGGGTACGAACTACAATGGCGAGTATTTTGCAATTGGTGTTGGCGGTGCTTTGGCTGGTAGGGGTGCCGACCTATTCATTATTGATGACCCGCACTCGGAACAAGATGCAAAGATGGGCAAATCGGATGTTTTCTTACCGGCTTGGGAATGGTTTCAGTCCGGTCCCCTTCAGCGTCTTATGCCTGGTGGTGCTATTGTTGTTGTAATGACAAGATGGTCTAAATTAGACCTAACAGGACAGATAGTTAACCAGATGGTAAAGAATGATGCAGTAGATGACTGGGAAGTAGTTGAGTTCCCAGCTATTTTAGAAGATAAAAAGGGAGAAGAAGTAGCATTATGGCCAGAGTTTTGGCCTATAGAAGAATTACAGGCTAGAAGAGCCGCTATTGACGTGCGATATTGGAATGCACAGTATATGCAGAACCCAACTTCGGAAGAAGGAGCACTTATTAAGCGAGAATGGTGGAATATATGGGAAGAAGAAGACCCACCTAAATGTGAATTTACAATAATGACACTAGATGCAGCTCAAGAAGCTAATAATAGAGCTGATTACAACGCATTAACTACATGGGGCGTATTTTTTAACGAGGAAACAAATAACTACGCTATAATATTACTTAATGCAATAAAAAAGAGATTAGAATTTCCAGAACTTAAGCAGTTATGTATTGAAGAATACCAAGACTGGGAGCCAGACGCTTTTATTGTAGAGAAAAAATCTAATGGTGCAGCGCTTTACCAAGAATTTAGAAGAATGGGTATTCCAGTGGGTGAGTTCACTCCAGGGAAAGGCCAAGACAAAATAAGTCGGGTAAATGCAGTATCTGATTTGTTTAGCGGGGGTGTAGTATGGGCTCCCGATAAACGATGGGCACATGAAGTAATAGAAGAGTGTAATGATTTTCCGTCAGGGGCAAATGATGACTTGGTGGATTCAACAACGCTGGCTCTAGCACGGTTTAGGCAGGGAGGTTTTATCCGCTTGCCAAACGATGAAGAAGATGATATACAGATGTTCAAAGGACGTAAAAACAAAAGGTTATATGCATTATAATAGAGGAAAAAACTTATGAAAGGCGTTAAACACTACACTAAAGACGGAAAAGAACATAAGGGTTCATCTCATAAGATGAGCGATGGCACACTACACACAAATAAAGCTCACACTAAGACATCAAAGAAATTAGTACATTTTAAAGACTTATCACAAGCAGCAAAAAAAAGAGCTAAGGGATAAAATTATGGCAGACGTAGATAAAGGACTATATGAGGCTCCGGTTGGAATAGACGAAGCAGCGGTTGAAGAACAAGCTATTGAAATAGAAATAGAAGACCCTAAAAAAATTACTATTGGTATTGGGGATGAAGAAATAGTTATTGACCCTGATGCTATGGAAGATGAAGAGTTCAGCAAAAACTTAGCTGAAGACCTTGATGAAAAATATATGGCTACTCTATCGTCTGATTTATTAGAAGACTTTAATAATGATTTAAACTCGCGTAAAGACTGGCTAGAAACTTATGTTGATGGTTTAGAATTATTAGGACTTAAAATAGAAGAAAGGTCCGAACCGTGGGAAGGTGCATGTGCTGTCTATCACCCACTACTCTCCGAAGCACTCGTTAAATTTCAAGCAGAAACAATGATGGAAACTTTCCCTGCTGCAGGCCCAGTGAAAACATCTATAATTGGTAAAGAAACAGATGAATGTCTTGAAGCTGCTGCTCGTGTTCAAGAAAACATGAACTTTCAACTTATGGACGAAATGCCAGAGTATAGACCTGAGCATGAAAGAATGTTATGGGGTTTAGGATTAGCAGGTAATGCATTTAAAAAAGTTTACTATGACCCAGCACTAGAAAGACAAGTATCTATCTTTGTACCAGCTGAAGATATGGTTGTACCTTATGGTGCATCTAATTTAGAGACAGCTGAACGTGTAACTCATGTTATGCGTAAGACAGAACAAGAAATTCACACATTACAACATATGGGTTTTTACCGAGATATAGAACTTGGTGAGCCAGCTTATGATTTGGATGAAGTAGAGAAAAAAATAGCAGAACAAATGGGCTTTGATGCCACTAATGATGACCGATATAAAATATTAGAAATGAATGTTAACCTTGACCTAGAAGGTTATGAAGATGAAGATGATGATGGTAAAACAGGAATAGCTTTACCTTATATAGTTACTATTGATAAAGGTACACAAGAAATATTAGCTGTTCGCCGTAATTGGAAACAAGAAGACAGTCAACAAAAACGTCGTGAGCATTTTGTTCACTATGGTTACATCCCAGGATTTGGTTTCTATTGCTTTGGACTAATTCACCTTATAGGTGGGTTCTCTAAATCAGGAACTATGTTACTTCGTCAGTTAGTTGATGCAGGTACACTATCAAACTTACCAGGTGGATTTAAAGCTAGAGGTTTACGAATCAAAGGCGATGATACTCCAATTGGTCCAGCTGAATGGCGAGATGTAGATGCACCATCTGGAACACTCCGTGACAACTTAATGCCACTACCATATAAAGAGCCAAGTCAAGTGCTTGCAAGTTTAATGGATAAAATTATTGAAGAAGGTAGACGTTTTGCTTCTGCTGCAGATATGAAAGTAGGAGATATGAATGCTAATTCTCCTGTAGGCACTACTCTTGCTATTTTAGAGAGAACTTTAAAAGTAATGTCAGCAGTTAATGCTCGTATTTATTACTCTATGAAAAAAGAGTTTGGACTACTTAAAAATATAATTAAAGATTACACTGACCCTGAATATCAATATGACCCAGCTACAGGAACACCTGGAGCTAAACAAGAGGATTATGATAAGGTTAATTTAATACCTGTAGCTGACCCTAATGCTGCAACAATGGCACAGAAGGTTGTACAATATCAAGCAGTTATGCAGATGGCTCAACAAAACCCTGCTATTTATGACTTAAAAGAACTTAATAAACAGATGTTAAATGTATTGGGTGTAAAAAATATAGATAAACTTATTAAGTCCGAAGATGACGCTAAACGCATAGACCCAGTATCAGAAAATATGAATGTATTAACAGGAACACCTATAAAAGCTTTTATAGAACAAGACCATGCTGCTCATTTAGAAGTGCATTTAGCGTTTATGAATGACCCTAAAGTTAGGCAAATGGTAGGTCAAAGCACTAAAGCTACAGCTATACAAGCAGCTTTAGAAGCACACATCGCAGAGCATATGGGCTTTCTATATAGACTAGAAATTGAAAAACAACTTGGTGTACCTCTTCCTCCACCAGGTGAAGTTTTACCTGTAGATATTGAAAACGAAATAGCTAGGCTTACTGCTGCAGGAGCAGAAAAACTTCTACAAAAAAATACAGCTGAAGCAGCACAACAAAAAGCTAAACAACAAGCAGAAGACCCAATAATTAAAATGCAACAAGCAGAATTAGAAATTAAAAAACAAGAAGCTCAAACTAAAGCTACTGACTTACATGCTAAAAGTTTACTTGAAGAAGCTAAATTAGAGTTTGAAAAAGAAAAAGTTGTTTCCGACTATCAAAGAGATATAGCTTTACAACAAGCTCGTTTAGATTCTGCTGCTCAAATTGCAGGAGCTCAAATAGGAGCTAAAGCTGAAATGGAACAACAACAAATACAACTCAAGGAAGTTCTTGAGGGTGCTAAATTAGGAGCCGAAGCTATTAATAAAGAAAATGATTATACGCTTCGTGCTGAAGAATCTAGGTTACGTAATAAGACTGAAATTAATAAACAACAGTTAAAAGACGAAACCAAGATAGAAGAAGTAGAACTCAAGGATGAAACTCAACTTAACGAAAAGGAATAAAAAATGGTCAAGGAAACGTTAATGCTTCTATCAACCCAGATAGAGGAAAGACGCAAAGAAATGTTAGAAAGTATGGGTAGAGGAACTGATAAGTTTGAAGCTTATCAACATGCATGCGGAGAAGTTCGTGGGTATATGATGGTTCAATCTATGATTTCCGAAGCTCTTCGAGCTCATAACAAAGGTGAAGAAGATTTTGATTCTACTCCAATGGATAGCGTGGTACAAAAATGAATACCCCTATTGCTACCCCAGAAAAAAAAATAGTTTCCATATCTGGAAAACCTATTAAATCACAAATCACTACAACTAAAGATGGTAAGAAAGTATCAGGAGATGAAGCTATTGCAAAATTAGCTACACAACTACCTGATGTTAAAGGCTATCGGCTGTTGTGTATTGTTCCTGAAGCAGAGGAAACATATGAAGGTGGTATTGTAAAATCTGCTGATGTTAAAAAGATTGAAGAAGGAGCAACTGTTTGTTTATTTGTAATGCAGTTAGGCGACTTAGCTTACAAAGACAAAGCTAGATTCCCAGAAGGCCCGTGGTGTAAAGA